TAGGCAAGACGCGGCACCTCTAACCGGACGAGCCCTGCGGGGGCCAAAGCGGGGAAGGGGTAGAACAATTTTTTCGCTCAACTGATCGTGCATCTGCTGATACGGTTTCATTCCGTGGGTAAAACGACAGAAGGGCGCCAACCTGGCCGAAGGTATAAACGGCACAGATGGGAGCCTAAGAAGCTCAATTTTAAGACTGTTGAAAGGAGGCAATACCCAAGGTTAGAAGCTGAATATAAGATTACCCAGGAAGCCGGTGCGGGGGAGTGGTCGAAGGCGAGGCGTGCAGGCTATGTCAAGACCACCCCGCACCAACTAAAAGGTGAAATCGTGATTTACTTATTTTTAATATGCTTTGCAGTAGCCCTCTTATTAACCCTGTGGGCGGCGGTGCTGGCGTGGTCCGAGGATGAAATGAAATGAAGTTTTCTCCCTTTATTAGTTTTCTAATTCTTTTGGACATTGCGCTGGTAGCCCTCGGGATCTGCTTTATTTGGCAGAAAGTCGCGGCGCTATGGCATAAACTTTTTTATACGGTGAGACAATGACTCCTGGTAAATGGATTTTTGTTCCGATTGAAAAACAGGAACAAATAACAAATTGGTTTAGTAAGTATTACTATAACCCCGAAGCAGATTTGGAGGATACTCTGTTTGCAGCAACAAATATTGGGAAAATATTGGGATTATCAGAATCCTTGAAGACCTAATATTAGAAAGGGGGGATTATGACGAACCCTGAAATCGTCACAGATTTAAGTAAATTTGAAAAGAGACATCCAGGTATAACCGAAGATAAGAACGAATATTCAAATACAGCTATTCTGGCAGCTATACATAAGGGGTATCAGCCCGAACTTATAGAAAAGATGATGGACCTACAAGAACGTCACGAAAAAAACGAAGCCAGAAAAGCCTACCACGAAGCCATGAGCTTGTTTAAGGAAAATCCACCTGAAATCGAAAAAGATAAAAAGGTTGATTATAAAGCTGGTGGTGGTACGGTTTCATACAGCCACGCATCTCTCTCAAATATCACATCTAAAATAAATGCAGCTTTGGGGAAATTTGGCTTATCGGCTTCCTGGGTAACAAAACAGGAGAATGGAGCCATTACAGTTACATGCAAGATAGATCATAAACTCGGCCACAGTGAGAGTACGGCGCTAACAGCCTCCCCGGATACTTCGGGAAGCAAAAACCCACTTCAGGCTATTGGAAGTACAATTTCTTATCTACAAAGGTATACAATCCTTGCCCTTACCGGACTCGCAACGTCCGATATGGACGATGACGGTAAGGCGGCATTTAACTTTGACCCGATTGATGACGAGCAGAAGAAGAAACTCAAAGATATGCTTCTCTACACGAAATCAGACGAAAAGAAATTCTTAGAACTTTACAATGCGGAAACAATAGATAACTTTCCGAAGAATTACTTTAAAGCAGCTATGTCAACCTTAAAACTAAAGGCCAAACAAAATGGAAATACTTAATTGTGATCAGCTCTCAGAGGAATGGTTTAAGGCTCGTATTGGCTCAATCGGAGGAAGTTCAATTTCTTCGGTTGTTGCTGGCGGTCAGGGTAAGACACGCAAAAGCCTTCTTTACCGATTAGCTGGCGAGATTCTATCGGGTCAAAAACACGAAGGCTATAAAAACGAACATATGGAAAGAGGCATAGACCAGGAATCAGACGCACGAAAAATGTATGAACTCATTACAGGAAGTGAGGTGGAAACTGTTGGGCTCGTTAAGCTATCAGACCATAAGCATTATAGTCCAGATGGATCTGTAAAAGACGACGGAATAATTGAGATAAAATGTACTATTCCATCCGTCCATATTGAAACAATAATGGCTGACAGGATTCCACCAGAATATGTTAAACAAATCCAATGGGGGCTCTTTATTTGCGAACGCAAATGGTGCGATTTTATATCCTATTCACCCCTTGTAATTGATCGGCCTATATGGATTAAAAGGATGGAGAGGGACGAAAAAGCAATTCAGGAACTCAACAACGGTGCCGACAAATTTATAGGAGAAATGCTAAACATAGTCAAAAAAATAAAGGAGAGTTAATATGGAAGGAATGGAATTAATTGTTGTTGAAAAGTTAAATCCGGCTAAAGTCTTCTTCGACGGCGGCATGGATGAAATCTTATCAACAATCCGTTCTAAACTGAATGAGTTCGAGGGGGATGCCACCACCGATGCCGGGCGCAAGGAAATAATTTCGATGGCCTACAAGGTGTCCAGATCAAAGACCCTGCTTGACAATATCCGTAAGGAATTGATCTCTGACGCCAAGACGAAAATTGATAAAGCCAACGCTACTTGGAAGCCTGCCAAAGAAACCCTCGATAAATGGCGGGATGAAGTTCGCCAGCCGGTTACGGAATGGGAAGAAGCTGAGGCGCATAAGGAACGACTCAGAATTGACTGCATCCAGGGGGAGCTGTCTGAACTTAAAGGAGTCTTAATAGACCCGTTCAATCAAAAAACGGATTCATTGAAACGTATTATATCGGAACTTGAAGCTCTCGAAATATCCCCAGAAAGATTTTATGAATTTACATCGGAAGCGAAACAGATCAAAAATGAAAAACTCTGCCTTGCCCGGGAAGCGCTTCAAACCCGGGAACGGCTTGACAAAGAAGAGGTCGAGCGCAAGGAAGCCGCAGAGATGCTTGCTGCAATGTTGAATATGACAAAAGCGCAGGAAGAACAAATTGCTAAACTAAAAGCGGAGCGGGAAAAAATTGAAGCTGAAAAGCAAAAACTAGCAGACGAGAAAGCTGCGATGGAACGTGCGGAGTTCGAGTATAAAGCCAGAGAACAGGCTAAAGCGATAGCTGAGAGTGAAGCCAGGAAAAAAGTAGAACGCGAAGCAGAAGAAAAAGCACAAGCTGAGAAAAAAGCAAAAGAAGAAGTCGAGCGCCAAGAAAAGATGAAACCCGACCGCGAGAAGCTGATAGCCTTCAGCCAGTTTTTGATGCAGGGAATAAGTTATCCAGAAACAAAATCAAGCGATGCAACCGAGATTACGATGAACGCCAAAAAACAAATTGATGAGCTTGCAGTATGGGTGTTTGAACAAGCACATTCTCTATAATGAAGGTATACCTGACAAAAACACAGCTGGGGCTTGCCCCCGCCGATCCGAATACAACCGAATGGTTTAATAAGCTCAAGCCGGGATCGGTCGTTAAGGGTGAATTTAAAAAGGTTCGGAACTATCGGTTTCTTAGAAAATATTTTGCTCTTTTGAATATCGCTTTTGAGAATTGGGAACCCGGGGAGATAAATTCAAAGTATGGAGTACCAGAAAAGAATTTTGATCGTTTTCGAGACGATTTGACTATTCTATCGGGTTTCTACGAAATTACCATTCGGCTTGACGGATCCACAAGACCAGAACCAAAATCAATTTCATTCGCTAAAATGGATGAAGAAGAATTTGCAATACTTTATAATCGCACAATAGATGTACTTATAAAATATGTTTATAAACAAAAAATTGATCCAAACAGATTAAACGAAATAGTTGAGCAATATTTAAGATTTGCTTAAATACGATGATCCCCAAAAAGTCAATTAAACTTTCAAAATATAAATTCTCTAAACTCAAGCTGGAAGCGTTTTACCGTGACGGGTACCGTTGCCAGCTTCCAGACCATAAATGTTCCGGGCCGCTCTGCCCCCATCATATAATCCCGACAGGGCGGCTCAGACTTGATATCCTCGAAAATATTTTAACATCTTTTTGGCTCGGCCACAGGCTTTTGCATGACGGCAAACTCGGAGTATCGGTAGATGACCTAATAGACCGGCATGGATTGAGGGAATATTTACAATGACTACCAAAATCGAATGGACCGATGAAACCTGGAATCCGATAACCGGTTGCACGCCGATATCGGAAGGTTGCCAGAATTGCTACGCAAAGCGCATGGCAAAAAGATTAAAAGGGCGATATGGCTATCCGGATATCGGACCATTTGATGTTGTTTACCATAAAAATAGATTAACGCGCTCATTGTCGTGGAAAAAGCCAAGGCGAATATTTGTTTGCTCAATGGGAGATCTTTTCCACATGGATGTAAGGACAAATTGGATTTATGACATTTTTTATTTAATGGCGCACCTTCCCCAACATACTTTTATCATTTTAACGAAACGACCCGAGAGAATGTCATATTTTATCTCAAAGGTTTTAGATAAAGATGAATGGCCCTTAAAAAATGTTTGGCTCGGAGTCACAGCGGAAAACCAAAAACGGGCCGACGAGCGCATTCCGTTTCTTTTGAAAATTCCAGCTGCGGTTCGATTTGTAAGTATTGAACCAATACTCAGCTTTATAGATCTCACAATATATGAAGTTAATAAAGGCAAAGAATCTAATTTTTTAAGAAATCTTGATTGGGTAATCTGCGGCGGCGAAACAGGCCCGGGCGCAAGGCCGATGAAAATTGAATGGGCAAGAAGCCTCCGCGATCAATGCCGGTTAGCTGGCGTGCCATTCTTTTTTAAGAAAGTCGGAAGCAAACAGGAAACGCCAAACGATCTGAAAATCAGGGAGTGGCCGGAATGAAGTACTGTCCCGATCCAGAATGTTTTTCAAAGTGTGCAAATCCTATCCGCAAGCGGAGGGACGGTACTGTTACAATGCAGTGTAGCAGATGTAGAAGAACTTGGGAAATAGCGGGGTTCACTGATGGGAAAACCCGTGCCGGGGATACGGGCCATCAGAGGGACCGTGACCAGGAACCCCGCATGATCAAGGATTAGGTGCTGATAGTGAAAGAATGTAAATTTTTAGACGAAGACGGCGCTGGGCAATATTGTCAGCTAATTCCGATGTTTCATAAAGACTATCCCCATAAATATTGGCGTGTGTTCTGCCACGGGGATACTAAACATATGGATTGCGAGGGTAGAAAAAGAAACCTTCTTTATGAAGGGGATAGAACTACTGATACGCTATAAGGAGGAAATCATGGCATTTGAAGAAGAACAGGAATATTGCATCAGGGACATAACCGCACAGGTTAGGCTTTGCCTCCAATCTGTTGTTGCTGGAGCTAAAAAGATGCAGCTTGAAAATGATAAGTTTACAGTAACCTG